GATTTGCTTTGTAAGATTGTGGCTGACCAACTTGGCTATAATCAAAAGATTGAATTTTATCTAATAAGTCTACTAATGCCATTACATTATTTTCCTTACAGCTCGTGTATTGTCTTCAGTTGCGCTAATTACTCTACCGAGTGTTTCTTTGTTATCTTTATTAGCTGATTTTACTTCAGCAACTAATTCTTCTCTTATAACACTTACTAACTTACCCATTTCTAAATTTATAGAATCTTGAGTTTCTTTTGAAACGTTTATAGATGCGGCGTCACCTAATGAAAATGTTGCGGCGGGTTCCATTGAACCGACTGATTTTCTTTCTATTGATGCATCTTCCATTTTACCGACTGAATTTGCGGCTACCATTCCGAGACCAGCACCGACAGCTGCTCCACCAATACCGCCTTTTAGAGCACCTGTCAATGATTTCTTGACGCCCGTACCTAATGTTAAAGCACCTACAACAGCTCCTGCTATACCGACTAATAACGCACCTAATATAGCAAATTTTGTTGTTAGTGACATAGCACCGTCTTTAGCTTCATCAGTTTTATTATTAAAAATGTCTTGACCTTGTATAACTTTTTGTAATTGTTCCTGTGTCAATCCAAAAGCACTTGTCAATGATTTAACTTGTGCGGCATTCGCAGTTGATAAATCAAATTGACCGCCGAGTTGCATTTTTATTTCTTCTGCTAATCCTACAGAGTCTCTATCGAACGCAAGTTGTCTTGCTTTATTTAAATTTATGTTTTTACCAAATAATGCCTGTAATTCAAATTCTGAACCTATAGAAGATTCTAAATCTAAAAGAGATTCTGCTAAATTATTTAACGCACTTGCTTCAATACCAAGTTTTCTCATTTGAACCGCCGCTTTACCAATCTCTACGGCACTCTTACCAAAGAAAAGTGCTTGGTCTTTTGCCGCATTCGCTACATCATCAAATACTTGACTTTTTAGAACTCCTTCTGATTCTGATAATGCTTCTAACGATGCTAAATCATCAATAGCTTTATCTTGTGATATACCTTGTGACAATGCCTGCAATTCTACTATTGTAGCTAACGATTCTGCGGATGCTCCTGAAAGACTTGCTATTCTACCAAACTGAAATGCACTTGCTTGAGATAGTTTTGGTACTCTACCCATAGACTCAGCTAATGCTCTTACTGAAGCGGATGCTTTTTCAGAATCACCACCAAACATTTTTCCTGCTTTAGAAGCTGTTTGCATATCAGCTGAAAGTGTTAAAGCACTACCTGCTGTAATACCTAATTCTTGTCGAGCTTCTTTTGCTTGCATAACAAAGTCGGTTATTACTTTTACTAATAGTCCTGCCGCTGCTAAAGCCATAGTAGGGCCACTCGTGAATATACTCGCAAAGTCTGAAGCTTTTTGTTTTAAATCATCCATCTTGTCAAGAAATGGAATGTTTGCTTGTAAAGAGTCCATTATTTTCTTAGAATCTTTCCTTGCTGATTCAAAACTACCTTTAAAATCAGAGAAATCCCCACTATCTAATATGTCTCCAAATGATTCTTCTAATTCTTTAACTTTACTATCAAATTCCTCTGTTACAAAAGTTCCTTCTTCTAACTGAGCAATAGTGTCTTGTCTTAATCTTTCTAAAGCATTATAACCTGCTACTTCGTCTTCGTTTCCTTTTTGTTTAGCCGCAGCTGCTGCTTTCACTAAACTTAAATCTTTAGCATTTATACCAAGACGAGATAATAAAATTGCTTTTGATGATTTTGCTAATCTGTTAGCAGATTTAGCTAAATTTTGCCTGTCTTTAGCATTCTTAATTGTTTTTTTCTGTGTTGCTTCAGACTTCGCTTCTCCATCTGCTATCTTTATATTGAGTGCGGCTTCTGTTGCTTTTAGATTATTTAATTCTCGTTGTGCTTTAACACCTAATTTGCCTTCTCGATTATATCGGGCCGTATTTTTAGTAACATCGTCTTGTAACGATTTAATATCCTCAAGTAATTGTTTTGATTCTTTTAACTCTTTAGGTGTCATTACATATTAGGGTATTTTTTTCTTAAACGGTCAGCCATTCTTTTTTGTGCGTCTTTAGCATCTTTTACCGCATTAGCAAATTCTTTGTCACTTTTCATTAGGTCTTTAGTTACTTTATCTACACGACCTTTGGCTATCATACCAAAAAGTTTATCAAGTAACCCTTCTTCGATTTTATTTTTCATAGAGATTCTCCGTTAAGACTCGTATATAAATATCAAGTTACCTCAAAATTCTTTTTTTGGCATAAGATAAATTGAAGTTTTTTCATCAAAATAGTCGTTACTTGTAGGTTTAAATCCTGTAACTTTTTGAAAAGAATAATCTTGAGGAAAAAACGGTAATTTGTTTTTTTCTGTTATATGACCATTCCACCAAGTGACACGAGTACCTTCTCGTGTTAGTTGTGATAATGATGAACTAAAATATTGTGTATCAGAAGTAAATCCCGCATCCCACCATATACCATCATATGTTTTTAATTTATCTAAATTACTATACCAACTACCTTCAACGATTGTTACATTAGGTTTATCTTTAGACCACTCATTTGCTTTCTCGACAATCTGAGGATGTATTTCACAAATAGTATGAGATGAAATGTCGTGTGATTGTATGTAATCAGCACTAATACCCATTCCAAAACCAAACTCTAAAATATCTCCACCCTTTTCACAAACATATGCGGCAGAAGCAGACATTATAGGGTCTTCCCATTCCATCATAACATTAATCAATTTACCTTCAGGATTTATATAAGTTATTCTATCATCTTCAAACGATAAAGATGCTGATAAGTAATTTAAAGTTGCTTGATTTTTTTTTATTTGGCACGTGTGTACTTACTTGCGGCTTTTTTATTAGCGTCTTTTTCTTCGTTTTTAGCTTTTACTAATCTTCTATAATACCAATTACGCATACCTAAGGGCATATTATATAATTCATCAAAACTATGAAAACCTTGGCTATAATAACCAAGTTGGAATATTTGTTCGTAGACGCTTTCTCTATATTTGAGCGTTAGGCCAAAAAAATCGAACGGTCATCGGGACCGTTACCTCCTGCTCTGAACCGTCTGATAATTTTATTTTAGTATTAAAATCTATATCAGGACTAACTTCTTTGATATACTCTCTGAATGCCATCGAGTCTAAAGCCATAAACTGATTGTCTACAAAATCATCAATTTCTCCACGTTCAGTTTTACCATCTACTGATTTGATAATCAATTTATATCTGTTTGTTAATTCTCTTGATTGTCCTGCTTTTTCATATGCTTTATTTAAATCTTCAAGTTGTTTTTCCATATGACCATCTAATATAGAAAATACTATTTTATTTCTTCCTTTCGGAGTCGTATATTTAAATTGATTTTTATTCGGTTCAACAAGATTATCTTTCTCTATCCAAACTTCTTTTAAACTTGTCAAATCAACGTTAACTTCTTCATCTGCTATCATAATAGGATAATCTTTACCATAACCAAGTATACGTGCTGATACTAATAATGTGTTTTTATCACCCATAACAAAATCTTCTAACTTGACTCCTTCTGTAACGATAATACTTTCTAATAGTTTATCTAATACAATACCTTTTTCTATAAGGTTAGGAGAAGTAAGAATATCTTCTTCTTTTGCTGTCATATATTTGATTTCAACTTGTCCACTCGATAATGGATGTTCTTTAGGATACACTAATCCTTTGGAAGGTAAATCTATTACCTCTGTAGGGAATTTACTCATAACAATTACCTCTTAATTAAGTTAAGAATTTATAACTATTTATTTCGACTAAATTTTTCTGCTGCTGTTACGCCTAAGCCAACTATGGTAATATACATAAAGTTTTCAAGAATGATGTCTTTCACTTCAAACTGCCAAAATGTATTTGCTACCCAACTTGCTATTAGCATAACAAATGATGCGAAACCTATCGCCCGTTTAGACGATATCTTCGCATCACTTGATAGCATTTCTCTAATAAAATTCATATTTTAGAATTGTAATACTGCGTAGTCATAACGTAATGTACAAGTTATGTCTACAGGTTCACTAACTGACCAATCCAAATCTCCAAAATTTGCAGATTGAATATAAGCGCCTTTAAGGTCCCATTTCTCAACAACATCACCGACAGGTCCAAGTAATTGGAAGTTAACATTCTTTTTATAGAAGTCAGAGTATCCATCTCTTCCTGTTACTGATTCGTGTCCAAGTCTTATCCACTCAATAACTGCTTGAGCACCACTTGGTACGATTGGGTCATAAAGAGTAATGTCCAAAGGTTGCCAAGAAGCTTTACCTTTCACATAGCGCTTAACATTAATGTGATTTAATTCAATCTCTTCAAATTCTATTGATGGACGGTTTGCGGCTCTAATTAAGAAACTTGGTATACCTTCGACTTCCATAATAAAACGATTTTTCGTTTTTGGTTCGAAAGGTGTAAAAAATATCTCATTAGCATCTATCAAATCAGGCATCTGCTTTTCTCCTGTTAAGTTTATTGTTCTATTATAAATATAAGGATACTACAAAATCATCAGAAACAATGTATCTCTTTTTCTTAGTTTTTTCTTAGTTTTATAATATAAGAAAAAAGGGGCTCATAATTGAACCCCTTAGTTCTTTCAAACCTCCCTATTATTCAGGGAATGCTGCGCCTGTTGGCAATACAACAAAGTCGAGTACAATAAACTCAGCAGTTCTTGTAGGCTGTATGAAGATTTGACCAATTAATTGGTTTCTATCTACTACTTCAGGAGTATTATTGGAATCATCCATTACTACTCTGAATGCCGAAAGACCTGAACGTTGTTGTACAGATTCCATATAAGGATTGACAATGTTCAAGAAACGATTTCTCGTTGCCGCAGTATTTTGTTCAAATACTAAGAATCTTGAAGATGATGCTATGAACTTCTTCAAGTTAATTAATAATCTACGAACATTTATTCTGTCGAGCGCTGAAGGTCTTGATTGTAGAGTCTTTTGACCAAATGCTACAATACCCTGTCCTGGGAAAGAAGCAATCGGATTAACTTTACCATCATACAATTCATCTCTGTCTGTATGAGTTAATACCTTCTTAACATCAAGAGCGGCGATGCCACCACGATTTAAACCTGCGGGAGCAAACCATTCTTGACCGATTCTATCGTTCTGTGAAAAGACACCTAACATAACTACTGATGGTGGAACCCAAAGTTGAGGACCGCCTCCTGGATTAGATATCTGAACCCAAGGAAAGTAAGTAGCTACATAGTTGTTGTCTATACTCGCAACGTTACTAATAGCGTTTGCTACTGATTCGTTGTATTTAGAGCCATCTAATATGTAGAACGTATCACCACGATTTGATGCAATACTCATCGCCTTGTTACTAACAGCAGGATGATAAGCGTGTATAATACCTGGTGTTGCTAACATATTAATGTCGATAAAGTCAGGGTCAGCAAGTGTATTCAATGCTCTTTTATAAGCAACAGAACCACTCTTAACTGCTGTAGAACAATCAAGTCCTTGAGTGTTATTAGCAACAATATCGTTACCAAACTTAATTTCACGAGCAGGATTATCACCATCAAATCCCCACTGCATCGGTATTTTAAACTTACGCTGTTGTACGTTAGTTCCTGATGCTAATGATAACTGAGTTGTTGCGTTAGCAAATCCTGCGTTACCACCGGCTGAACCTGAAAGGTCTTCAAGTGAAAATGATACGTTTGCACCTACACCTGCATCTAAAGGTATCGGAGCTAAGTAAGCATTATTAATATAATTTGCTGCAGAAAAGTCCCAACCTGGAAATTTACCTGGGTCAAATTGTAAGTCACTATCTGAACTTGTTACAAACGATGCACTTGGTACATTAACACCACCTGCTATAGGATTGTTTACTTTACCAAATCCCATAGGCGCTAATGCTGGATTAGTACCATCTGTTAATGCTGTGTAATCACCGATTCTAATAAACTGAGCTTTATTACCATAATTGCTATATTTAGTAATCTTTCCGTTATTATCAGTTACTTCGTGTCCATCACCAATCATAGCAACTACAAAGTTAGAACTTTTAGGGTCTAAATTACATCCATTGAAGTTTTCAACAGAAGAAAATACACCACTATCGTTCTTTAGATAAACTTGTAAATCAAACTGAGCAAAGTCAGGTGATGTGTTGTTTGATGCTGCGGCTTTGATATTAGAAATAGCAATATGTATTCTTTCGTTCATTTCTGTACCTGAACCACGAGTATAAATTCTAAACAGACTTGAAGCAGCAGCGCCGTTCAATCTCTGTGAAATTATATAAGGTGTTCTTGCAACAGAATATGAACTATTACCTGTCCAAGTGTTAGCGTTACCATTTGCATCAAATGATTGTACACCATCTCGTAAGTTCAATGTAACAAGTGAACTTGAAATACTATTAGCACCGCTAACCGCTCCTGATGGAACTTTTCCGCCTTGATTAAAATACTTGTACATATAAACGTGATTAGTATTATCTTGCGGGTCAGATGTAACTGCATTAGTTCCGCCACCTGAAAAATTAGCACCTGGTATCGTGTTAAGTAAAAGGTCTGAACCTGATACACTAACCTTTACACTTCCTGATGCATAATCACCAAAACCGGCAGATGGGCCAGCATCAAGACTTCCACTAACTAAAGTAGAAGTTAAATCGCCTAATCCTGCTGAATGTTTTCTTGATGGTAATAAAGTTGCTAAAATTCGGTGTTGTTGAGCCGCGTGTCCGGTACCAAGTACTACGTTTACTGCGTCTACTGAGTATCCTCCTATACCTAATACTCTAACTACCGTCACACTTGGCGCTCCGCCATTCAAATATCTTTGTACTGCTATTCCTGTGTAGTAGTTCTTAGAACCACCTATCGCACCAAATTGAGCTTCAAAGTCACTTGCACTTGTGATTACGGTAGGAGTAAATGCAGGGCCTCGTAAAGTTGGTCCGACTACTGCGGCTCCAATCTCTGCGACACCTTGTGGTAAGAATGATAAATCTTTCTCTCGGGTAAATACACCCGGAGATACAATTCGTTCTGCCATTATTGTCTCCTGTTATAATAAAATGAGGTTATTGTGTTAAACATATATAAATAGTTTTTAAAATTTCAAAACGTTATATTTAACTCGGTTTATTTTCTTTTACCGGCACAAAATTGCCTGTTTTAGGGTCAAGAGTACCTGCACCATACTTATCACTTAGAATCTTTACTAAATCTTGTTCTTTAACTTGATTCTTTTTCCATTCATCACGAATAGAACTTTCTCTATTTTCAATAGTAGTTGCTCTGTCTTCTACTAATATTTTTTGAACTCCAAGATTACCTAACTCTGTTTGTAGAGCGCTGTAAGTATCTGCTACTTCGTTTATTTGTTTTAGTTCATCTTCTGAGAACTTTGTTTCGTTAGCCATTCGATTTCTCCTTAACTAATTTGTTATATGTTTCTACCCATTTGTCTTTGTATTGACCGTTCCACGTAGTATGCCAAGGCCCGCCACGTGTATAGTGAATTGCTTTTGGGTTAATATTATCGTTATACCATCCTTCTAACCAATTAAAAGTTGCTGGTATCTCTCCAACACACTCATCACTTGTCCATTCAAATCTATGTAACCACTTTGCATTTTTTGCATTAATATTTTTAACACTTAATTTTTTAATATCAGGATGTGAACAATTAAACATCATTAGACTTGACCAATTTTTTCTTGGATAATGTGTCTGTGCTTTTCCATCCATCTTTGTACTTTCAGGAGGTGTATAATTGTGTTTTACACACATAACTGAATACTTTTCATCGTAGTAATCTAATAACTCATTAACATCTGTTTGCCACAAAAAATCAGAATCACAAAATAATGCTATTCCTTTATAACCATTAAGATGCGGAGTAAGAAATCTACTATAAACAAACTCTGTACTTGAAAGATAGTCTGCTTGTCGCCAATAAATATTTTTTAACTTTAATTCTGAGACAATTATAGGTTCTATATTAACACTTTTATTATATTTCTCTATTGAGTACTTAGATACTTGATACGGAGGGTTTACTACTTCTGAAAAATGTTCAGAGTAATCTTGCCTACTATCGTAACCTATATAAACATTCATCTATTTAATTTTTTTGCTTTTTCGTTTTGTACATTAACATATGAGTCTCTATGCCAAGCAGATACTTCACCTATTTCGATATGTTGTGGTTGATTAATACACCACATAACAATATCAGCCATTTCTTTGTAAGTTAAACTTGATAAGTCTGATTCAAGTAGTCCTGGATTTACATCTATTATCTTACATTTCTTATCTGTATTAAATCGTAGATTATGAGATAAGTGTGATAATGATGCTTTAGAAGCAGAGTACATAAACCCTTTAGATATATTGTCATACTTTGCTCTACTAATTATATTGACAATAGTTTTATCTTTATGTTTCCATCTATCAAACACTTCCATTAACATACGAGTTTGGTCAAACATTGGGTGTGCGTTGTTTATAAACAAGTCAAATTTTTCTAATTCAAAAATAATCTTTGCTCGTTCATAATTATCCGAAACATCATAATCATTACTTGATGAAAACCCTTCTACATCATCAAATCGACTATATAGTTCTTTCCCTAAACCTTTAGTGTGACCTGTTATCGCTACTTTCATAATATCCGTTAATTAATTCAAAACTTGATTTACCAAATAAGTCACCCTTTACTGAACACGTATTACACGGGCTGTGACTTCTATCTCCAACTGAAAGTCTGTCACGGACTTCTTTCATTTTGTCACCCATCCAAACATCCATAACAGAACTTTGAATTAAGTTACCAACTACTATTTCTCTACCCCAATCGTTTGAACAAAATAAAACATCTCCATTCCAATCTACAAACATTTTATAATAAGGATAGTGACAAGGCTTTCCTTTTAAATTTTCGATGTCATCTTCATCGAATCCTATCCAATCTATCATCCCACTTCTGTTATTTACAAATAATCCCCATTCATCTTGTGTATGATGCGCTCTTAATTTGTAATTATCTTCAGATATACCTGAATCTTTCATTATTTTAACAAACGGCTCTATCTGTTCAAGTCCATCGTACAGATTTATGTACAACATATCCATACCACTTTTGTATATCTCTGTAACAGACTCTTTATTCAAAAAATCACCGTTAGTATTACATTCAAATACGTTATTAGGCAATTCTTTTCTCATAGCCTGTACAATTTCATTAAATTCTTTATTTAAAAAGTTTTCACCAAACCCACTAAATGATATTCTACCTACATAATCAAATTCTGCTAAACGTTTCGCTATTGTAGTAGAATCTTCTATAGTTGTATTTAAATTTCTATTTGGATAAACTTTAGGGTCGTGTCGTGGACAAAAAACACATTTACGATTACACAATTCTGTTAAATTCATTTCAACCGTTAATATACTATGTAACGGGTTAGTTGTATTTTCAATTAAATTTAAATGTTTCTTCTCTTGGTCTTTTCTATATTGAAGAAAACTATATTTATCATCAACTTTTTTCATCAGCCCACTTATTGAATATAGTTCCGTCTAACCATTTTCTGTCGTATTTTATTTTTTCTTCTTTTAAATCAGACAAAACGTTCCACTTAATCTTCTTTTGTTTTTCTAACTTTTTAACATAATCATATTCTAACTTACCATTATGTGGATGTGAACCACAATCTTTAATAGGAAGATACCAACTAAAAGGCTTATCTCCGCCTCCTCGTTTCTCGTCAGTTATTTTTCTAAAAAAATCAAATCCTATAATATCTAAACTTTTATAAGAAGTTACTTTGCGGGTAAAATATAATAAAGACATAAATCCAGCTGAAGGTCTCATTCCATTTTTAGGTCCTCTAACTCCATTACCGAATCCTTCCATATAGTTCAATTCATCTAATGTTTCTATAAGTTCAATATCACTAAACATATCTATTTTAGGAATTTGTGGTAATGAGTTTTCCCACGGAATATTAGAGTCTACATCTAATAATTTAGTACGAACTCTATTAAATAATATCAAAGTATCTTTATATTGGCCACTTTCAAAGTCATCTTTTAACGTTTTTACTACGTGAAATCTAAATGTACCTGTAATCCATATATCAGTTCTACTTCCAAGATTTTTATATTGAGCTTGTGTTTTTGCTATAGCAGCGCCGTGATGTATTACGACATCAAATGAGTCAATAAAATCACCATACTCATAGTTCATCATTTCTACAGAATTTCCTACAAGTACGACTCTTTTATTTTTTAAAAATTCGTTAATAGGAATTGTTAGCACTAAACACCACCTACAGATTCTCTTTCAATATCATTGTGATTTAGTTCAGCCCAATAAAATTCATAACAAATAGTTTTTGCGTTTGCTTTAAAACTATGATATTCTCCTGGCTTTGCTATAGTCATATCACCTGCTTTTAACGTAGTTGTATCCACTAAATCATAATCATTTTTGTAGATTATAATATCTAATTCACCACTTTCTACATAAAAGGCATTAAATTTATATTTGTGTTTATGTTTTGAACAATATCCGCCTTTATTTACTTCTATCCTGTGTACTTCAAAATTAGGATTAGAAAATATATTTGCGGTCTTGCCCCATACTTTTCCTGCTGTGTGCATATTATATCCTTGGTTTAGGTTTATCTTTGGGATTGTTCCATCGAATCATAGGAACCTTTACTTTGTTAGATTTGACTTCTTCGTCTTCTTTTCTTTTATAATAATCATTAGGTAAAGTTATCATTCTGAGTTTTGCGGGCTCAGCTGTAAAAGATACGAAAATATCTAATTCTTTTTGGTCGTGTCTTTCTCTTAAAAAGTTTAACTTTTGTATCCACCACTCTATAGGTCTTCTTTTAGGTTCAAGTTGTAAAAATATTAGTCTTGTAGCAGAATTAAAAATAGTGACTAAATTTAAATCAACTTCTGCAGGATTTAACGTATCGAGAAATCCGTCACAAGCTATCACTTCTGATTTATTCTCACCCATAGACTCTAAATCGTCAGTATTTGAGATAATAACACTTTTAGTTAAGTTTCTTTCATCCATTAATTTTGTACAAGTTGTCGTAAACGGATTAGAACTTGATAAAGTATTAGATGGTTTTTCAGGTAACGGAATATCATCAAAATTCATAACATTAATTTGATTTGTATCCATATGTGATTGATACTTTTTGTTGAGTCGGTCTTTATACATTGTTTTACTATTTTTTGCTTGACTTTCTCCTAAAACCGCACTAGGTGATTTTTTGACCTTAGCCGGCTTCATTTTTAGATTTGAAATAACTTCTTCTAAGTCACCTAAAGGCCATTGTGTTGATGCATCTGATTTAGCACTTTCAGGGTCAGGGTGTGTTTCAAAAAATACGCCATCACAACCGACAGCAACTGCGGCTTTAGCAAGATAAGGAACCATATTTCTCATACCAGCTGTAGTTGTTCCGTTTCCTCCTGGAAGTTGATTACTATGTGTTGCATCAAATATTATAGGGAATCCAAACTCTTGCATTATAGGTATCGACCTCATATCAACAACAAGA